AAATGATTTCGTTCAACGAATTCAAAGGTATTTTGGAGATGAACGACAGCACGCTTGTTCAGGGAACGCTTCAGCATCCTGATCCGAACTTGCCATTGACTTTCGACTACCGTGCCGAGTACACTTGCAACGGTGCAGACCAAAAGGTGTGGAACTTTGAAGTTGCGTTAAACCACGACTTCATTTTCTTACCTGCTGACATGTACCAAGCAGGAGACCGCTTGGAAGGTGTTAACGGCATCTTGAAATTCGTAGGAGTTTAATCTGCCTGCAATTCACAAATAACGGGGGGAGCAATCCCCCCTTATTTTTAACCTATGAAAAAATACAAGCCAAAACCAAAACCGACATCACGGCCCGGAGGGTGTAACTGTGGTGGTCGATAATTTTTCATTATGCCAACTACCTGTCTAACCGATTTGATATTCGTGCCCGATGGATGCACGTCAACGCCAAGTAACAAGGTGTCATTGGCAACGCTGCCAGGCTTTGACTTATACCAAGCCGACTACGTAAGCGATGCCCAGCAATCCAGTGGCTACGATGTAATGACCGCCGCCGTTGAACGTGCCGGGGATAAGATTGTCAGCGATTTTCGTTCTTTTATGGACATCAAAGGTCGGTTCAATTCGGTGGTTGACAAAGGCACAATCGGATTTTTCGATGAGAATAAGGTAAACGATGCCGCCAAGGTTGGTAAATATGCTGGGGTTGAGATATTGGTTAGCGATTACCCATATCTTAAATTAAACCTAAACAGCGTTTCGATATTCTTCGCTGGGGCGGTTACCGACAACATCTACATTATCGACATTATTCAGGGCACGATTATCGATACCATACCATTCACTTCAGTTGCTGGGCAGATTACCGAGGTTCTGATAAATAAAAGCTACCCTACAAACGGCCAAGATTTACATTTGATGGTTGCCGTTGACGCTGGCTTATCTGCCGCCTTCGACACTTGGATAAACCCAACCGCCTGTGCAAGCTGCACCAAAGGGCGGCGGTCAAGATTCAGCGACTTGTTGTTTACCCGTGCGGTTGAAACAAGCAAAACGGGTTCTTTGACTGACACAAATTTGGTGGGGATTGGTTACACGCACGGAGTTAGCCTTAACTATTCTATCGAATGCGATGACAATACTTGGCTTTGCCAATTTTCAAATCGGCTTCGCAGGGCAATGCTATACGCTTCGGGGGTTGAATTGATGGATGAAATCTTGTTCAGCGACAGGCTAAACAACGTAACCACGATTAACAAAGAAGACGCTAACGAAAAGCGCAGCCTTTACGTTCAGTATTACAACAGCGAAATGCAGACCTTGTTGGCTAATTTGCGGTTGCCGAATGATAGGTGTTACACCTGTACCCCAATGGTCGTGAACCGAGTAAATATCCCTTAAAATGAAATCTACCTTTGCATATATTTCGGCATCAATACTTGCATTTTTTGCACCAGTTGCTGGCATCATGATAGCAGTTGGGGCATTCATTACCCTTGACACCTTGCTTGGGGTTATGGCCGCCCAGAAATCGGGCGAGAAAATCGAAAGCAAGAAACTGAGCAAGGTAGTTTGGAAGATGGTGATGTACCAATCGGTGGTCCTGACCTTCTTCGTGATGGACGTTTTCATTGTAGGCGACCTTCTTGGCCAGTTCGTGAATACATCTTTTGTGCTGACCAAAGCGGTAGGCGTTGCGTTAATCGGTATTGAGTTTAAGAGCATAGATGAGAATATCGAAAAAATGACAGGCACAACGCTTTTAAAGCGGTTATACGACATCATTCGCAAGGGCAAGGGCATTGTATCGAAAATCAAAGAATAAGCCCTTAGAAACGAATTAATACTTTATTTGTTACAACAGCCCCACATCGGGGCTTTTTTGTTTTAACACTTTTTAACACTTGTTGTTGATTTCGTGTTGAAATAACTATTAGGTTTGCAGAACAAAATAACACATCCCATGAAAATAACCTTAATCGAATCGCCGCTTGTTGGCGGCAGCAAAATTCAAATTATCGGCAAGCCCGACAAAGGTCGCCCGATACTATTTGCCACCTTCAGGTCGCAGCCACCTTTAGTGCCAAGCGAAATGGTCATGCGGCAAGCAAACATCGTTCTTTCTAATTTAATCACTTTTTACAAACAACACCCATGACATTCAAAGAGCTTTTAATCAAATTAAACGCTTGCGAAGAAGCAAGAGAATGGGCAGGAGATATGCCTATCGAAGAAATAGTTTCAACTTGCCGCCGAGGCGATTGGTTGCTTTGGCTTGCCGAAAAAGTTGATGTAGATTTACGCCTTCGCACGTTGGCGAAAGGGCATTGTGCAAACACAGTTAGGCACTTAATGACAGACGAGCGAAGCATAAAAGCTGTTGATGTGGCTATTGCGTTTGGTGAAGGTAAGGCTACACGTGAAGAGTTAGATGCTGCTGCTTATGCTGCTTATGCTGCTGCTGCTGCTGCTGCTGCTGCTGCTTATGCTGCTTATGCTGCTGTTGCTGCTGCTGCTGATGCTGCTTATGCTGCTGTTGCTGCTTCTGCTGTTGCTGCTGCTGCTGATGCTGCTTATGCTGCTGCTGCTGCTTATGCTGCTTATGATGCTGTTGCCGCCAACCGCCAACAAACCGTCGACATTTTCCGAGAGTATATCGGCGAAGCTTTAATCGAAAAAGTAAATCAATTACTAACCAAGTAAAACAAAACCCATGAAAACAACCCCAATCTTTGAAGCCTTAACGGCAATCATGTCGGACTGCGGTGCAATCGGCAAAAACAAGAAAAACCAGCAACAAGGCTACAACTTTAGAGGTATTGATGACCTTTACAATGCAATTCACCCATTGTTCGCAAAGCACGGTGTGTTCATCACCAGCGAAGTAATGGGGCGGCATCGTGAAGAACGCACAACAGCCAAAGGCGGTGTTTTGATTTACACCATTTTGACCGTGAAATTTACCTTCTACGCATCGGACGGCAGCTTTGTGTCCAGCGTTACCGAAGGCGAGGCAATGGATAGCGCAGACAAATCAACAAACAAAGCCATGAGTGCAGCGTTAAAATACTGCCTGATGCAGATGCTGTTGATACCTACCGAAGAACTAAAGGATGCAGATGCCAATACTTATGAGGTTGCGGCCAAACCAGTAGTGATTGATTTTCTAACCTTGCCCGATCCGCAGCAAGAACTGGTAAATACGCTATTCGACATTAGCCAGCAACTGCCTGACGTTAGCAAAGAAAAGGCCAACCCGTTTAACGATGCCGATTGCATCAATGTAAAATCTTGGGCGAAAGATGAGGCAACAGTGAAAAAAGCAATTGACATTTACACCAAACAATTAAAGTGATGCAAGATTTCAAAATCAGATGTAGTGCCATTGGTCAAATTATGGCCAATGGCAGGGGGAAAGACACGGCCGGGGCAACGTGCTATTCATATTTGCAAGATTGGATTGTCGAGCAGATATACGGGGTGCGCAAGCAGATTGACAGCCGACCAATGGAAAAGGGCCGACTGGTCGAAGATGAAGCCATTGAATTCGCCGGGCAGCACCTTAACTGGTTTATGCCTGAGAAGAACGAAACCTTTTTTGAGAATGAGTTTATAACCGGCACACCTGACGTTATTCACGGCAACACCGTTGTTGATATTAAATGCCCTTGGGATGTTTTCACTTTCCCAATGTGGGAACGCAACCCACCGAAAGGATATTGGTATCAATTGCAGGGCTACATGCACCTGTTGGGGCTTAAAAGGGCCCAGTTGGTTTACGTGCTAATGCCAACACCTGAAGAACTTGGCGGCATTCAGTTAGACCTGAGCAATATCCCAGCCAAATATCGGTTGAAGGTGTTTGACATTTACTATGATGAAGCCACCATAAATGCCATCTATGAACGGGTACAAATGTGCCGCAACATTATCGAAGTTGAACTTTTACCACAATTACAATGACAGAACGACAATTTGAACGCTATCTTTTGAAACAGGACAACGATAGCTTACTGAAGATTCGCACCGAAATCGACCGCATAATCAACAGCAGAAACGATGAATTCTTTAAGATGCATCTAAAAACCGAACACCAACGCTACGTCATAAAAGCCGCTGCCGATTACTGGGGGTTACCTTATGAGGCCGCATACAGCAAACGCAGATTCAGGGAGGTTAAACACTTCAAGCATGCCATGAGGTTTGCGATGCGCTGCGCTACATCAATGAGCCTGCAAGACATCGGCAAGATGCTGAACTGCGAGCATGCAACGGTTATGCACAGCATAAAGTTTGTGCAAGATTCTATACTGGCCGACCCACAATACTACATGCGCTGCATCGAATTTTGCGAGCATATAAAAATGGTCATGCAAGAATTGGAATTGAACAAAAATACACCTATCTTCACGTCAATAAATTACAATTAACACACACAAACCATGAGAAAAGAACAATTAGAACAGCTGGGCTTTGAGCAAATCAAGGACGGCAGTTGGGCGCAAATGATTCGGCCAACGTATTTAGATGTACCGATTATTGTACGTTCTTACCCCGACAAAGAAACGGCAACCGCTTCGATTGCCATTACCCAAAACGGGCAGAAGGGCGAACTGATAATCGGCACGTGCGCCAACCGGGCGGCAGACCTTAAGCATCTGCTATCTTGGCTGTCGATGGACGGGAAGGAAATCGGCCAGCACATCGTGTCAAAAGCAATTCAACGCAAGAAACTAATCAAAACCAAATAACCATGTTACAACTACAATTAATCGGCCGTATCGGCAAAGATGCTGAACTGGTCGGCAAAAACAAAGACATCACTACCTTTTCGGTAGCGGTCGGCAAAGGCGAAGAAACCCAATGGTTTCGCTGCACCCTTTTCGGCAAAGATGGCAAGCCTGCTGGGGTTGCTAAATTCTTAAGCAAAGGCACGCAAGTGTACATTAGCGGTCGGCCTGTGCTTGACATTTACAAAGACAAAGAAGGCAACGACAAGATCGGCAACGACATCAAGGTTTTAGTAAACCAAGTAGAACTGCTTGGTGGCATGCGTACCGAAACTGGCGGTGGCCGTTTACCTGAGATGCAAACCGATGGCGAGAACCTGCCATTCTAAAATAGTGTGTTAGGTGTGAAATTGCCCCGGCCGAAAGGTTGGGGCTTTTTCTTTTTCTGCCTAAGTGTTAAAAAGTGTTAACGCCGATTTTGGTATTGATATTCTTTTTACTATTGCAGTACACAAAAAACATTTACACCATGATCTACGCAAATCACCTTTACAACTTGGCAACCAGCAAGCCAAGAATCACCATGGCCGAAATCGAAGCCATGTGCCTTGAAAAAGCCAAGCAGGGCGAAATGTACTGCTGGGTTTTCAACCCGATTGCTGAAGATGACATTGAAAAGCTGCGAACCAACGGCTTTGAAATCGAAAAGCACAACAATTCAAGCTACCGAATTGATTGGGCGAAACCTACTAACCTTTAACCTTTAATACCTAAACACCATGAACACACAAAAATCACTAATCGAAATCGGCATTGCTTACAACCAAGACAAGATGCAAGTTATGATGGCAATGCAAATGAACGGCAAGGGGCTGGTTGACTTTGTTTCACGCTACCCCGACCACGTTGCCATTGTAGCCTTTGACTATGCGATTAAAAGCTACCCATATGGTGCTGACATCGAACGGCACGAACAAGGCATTAGAAACGGCACAACCGTTATCGGCCAAGATATGTGGCCACTATGCACACCTTCGGATGACGGTTACAGCCTTGAATTGTCAAGATTCGGTGGCGAACCGCAGCAGGACTTTGCATGGTATTCGTTTCTAAGCGACAGCGACTTTATGCTAATTTACAGCAGCAAAAAATGGAGCATCGGCTACCAAGAAGATGACCGCTGGCTGGCAATCGAAGGCATGACCAAAGAAGTGGTTGACAATGCCAATGCGATGCCGTTTCACGATGCTTTTGAGTACATGCTGAGGATGGTTTCGGCTATCAAAGTAGGTGCTGAATGGTGCGATATTTGAAAACAATTTGTATATTTGTGAAGGCATTAACACGCCCATGAAAGGTAAAAACAAAAATTAACCGAGCCGTTTGTTCGGGGGTTGCGTAGAAGATGAGGCCTGCCTTGGCCAAGTGTTAACTTCTTTTACCGCCCCCGACCAAATGGCTTCTTTATTAAAACCTATGCAAAATTTAAGCATTAATCCTGAACTGAAAGCGTTAATCCCACCATTAACAAGTGAGGAGTTTGCGCAACTTGAAGCCAACGTATGCCAAGAAGGTATTCGGGAGCCAATTATTACATGGCAAGGCACAATCGTAGATGGCCACAACCGATACGAACTGGCCCAAATGTATGACCTGCCGTTTAAGGTGAAGGAGATGGCCTTTGCTTCGATGGAGGACTGCAAAGAGTGGATGATTCGCAACCAATTCGGTAGGCGAAATTTGAGCAATTACCAAAGGTCGGTACTTGCTTTAGAACTTGAAAGCGTGTTTAAGGCCAAGGCCAAAGAAAACCAAATAAGAAAGCCTGAATCTGTTTTACAGAAATCTGTAGAACAAAAACCTATTGACACTCAAAAAGAACTGGCCAAGGTTGCTAATGTTTCGCATGACACCATCGCCAAGGTAAAGGTTATTGAAGCCAAAGCACCTGAAGAGGTAAAGGCCAAACTTTCAACAGGGGAGGTAAGCATTAACCAAGTTTACCAAGATATTAAGAAGGAGGAGAAAAAAGCCGAACTTGAAAAGAAAAAAGAAGAGTATTCGGAAAGAATAACTACAAAGTCAAACAATGATTTCAAGGTAGATATTTTCAATACAAATGAAAAATTTAGGGTTATTTATGCCGACCCAGCATGGAGCTATAATGATAAGCAAGACACCCCGCAATTGGGCGGTGCGGCGAAGCACTATCAAACCATGAGTGTTGAGCAAATTTGCCAATTGCCTGTAAAACAAATTGCAGAAAAAGACAGCGTTTTGTTTTTGTGGGTTACATCGCCTTTGTTGGAAGATTCTTTTAGAGTGATAAATGAATGGGGGTTTAAATACAAAACTTCATTCATTTGGGATAAAGTAAAACATAACATGGGGCACTATAATTCTGTAAGGCATGAGATACTTTTAATTGCGACAAAGGGTAGCTGCGTGCCCGATAACAAGAGGCTTTATGACAGCGTTCAGGCAATCGAAAGGAATGACAACCACAGCGAAAAGCCTATTGAATTTTTAAACATTATTGATGACCTGTATAATTACGGGAACAAACTTGAAATGTTTTGTAGAAACATCAAAAAAAGCAACTGGTATGGATGGGGAAATGAATTATAAAGAATACTATAATTCATCCCTTCAAAAGGGGCTTGAATTTCAGGACTTTGTTGCTATTGCTTTATTGAAAGAAATAGGCATACCGCTAACATCTTTGTCAAGCAAAAAATTTCAATTCTCTGTAGGTGAAAATCTACAGGGGATTGAGATAAAATTTGATGATAAATTCTTTGATACAGGGAACATATACATTGAGGTTAAAGAAAAAAGCAACCCTATAAATTTAAATTATGTCGATTCGGGCATTTATAGAAATGACAACACTTGGCTTTATTTAATTGGCAACTATTCAACGATGTTTATTTTTGGAAAAAAACATTTGCAACTAATGTATGAATCCCAAAAGTATAGAGAGGTTGAAAACAGTACCAAAACTTCTATTGGGTTTCTTGTGCCCGTATCCGATGCAACTAAATATTCACTTAAAAAAATCAATTTATGAAACAACTACCTTGGTTTAAATTTAGCCCAGCCGACTGGATGATGGGCAGAATATCCCGGCAATCTTGCGAGGTGCAAGTGGCATTTTTAAGGCTATGCTGCATCTACTGGAATGCCGAATGCGTTATGACGTATGAGCACGCCGAACTTGAAGCCGATGGCTACCTTGAAAAGCTAATTGCCTTGAAGATGGTTGAGGTTTACGATGATGGCATTGGCATCAAATTTCTTGATATTCAGTTCAGTGAAGGCCAGCAAAAGCGTGAAAAAATGTCCAACGCTGGTAAGGCGTCTGCTGAACGTAGGCTGAACACAAGTTCAACGAATGTTCAACATACGTTCAACGAATGTTCAATAGAGAAGAGAAGAGAAGAGAAGAGTAGAATAAGAGAAGATAAGAAAGAGAATGTAAGCGCATACACCCGTGAAGATTTTTGTAATGATTTGCTTGGTGATTTCAAAACCGATGAAAACCTTCGTGAAGTAACGATGATGTGGCTTAAGCGAAAAAAGGTCATAACCAAGCAAAGTATGCTGATTTCAAAAAAAGAAATTGCCGGGCATACGCCAGCCGAAATGTACACGGCAATAATGTCGGCAGCCGAAAAGAATTGGGCGCAGCTATACGGCAGAAAAGATAAGCAAAGCAAAGGCACATCAACAAGTTTGCCAGCTGGTAAGCCTTGGCTGGATCCGGCAACGATAGCCGCAGCAGAACGAAGCGCAAAGCGTTTAGAAGCCTTGGCCAACCCTTCACCTGATATGCCGTTTTAATTTTTTATACCTTAGCAGAATGAAAACCTACACACTAACCGAAACAACCCTTGACCGCCGGGCCATCGAACTGGCCAGCATCGTATTTCGCCCCAACAAAATGGTTTTGACAAAAGAACGTGCCGCCGCCGTGCGAAAACTTTGCACCGCATTCGACACCAACAAATCGTTTTTCTTGACTGGTGATACTGGCACAGGCAAAACAATTTACACACGGTTGTTCTTAGCTGCCCAACCCGAAAAGCAATTTACCTTCTACAACATGCGGCATCTGTTTCGTGAGTATGCGGCCATGAAAAACCCTGATGAATTTATATTATCCTTCATCCACAAAACGAAGTACGGGCATTTGATTTTAGACGATGTCGGGGCTGATGAAGCGGTCGGGGCGTTTGGGCGGCAGAACACGATCCTGTACGATATTATCGAAAGCCGAATGGATAGCAAGTTCATTACTGGCATTATTTCAAACAACACCCTGTCCCAAATTTTGGCACGATTCGGGACGGACGGCCAGCCCGATGCACGGTTAATGTCACGCTTCAAAAAGTGGGAAACGATTATCATGCCAGGTGATGACCTTCGGGGTGAGGTCGAAGTGATGCCGCTTTCTGAATGGCCCAAGGTTGTTTTGCCAGCCGAACCCGAAGAACAAGGCGTGCCATGCCCTGACCATTTACGTGCTGAGATTTACGAAAAGTTGGGCATCATTGCCAATCGGGTAGTTGAAGGACCGCCCAGCAAAGCCGACGAAATGCGCAACGCTTTTTGGGGCAAATACACACCGCCACAATGAACATAACCGAAATCGAAGCCTACTGGAAAGGTATTGACCTGACCAAGCCGCAACCCGAAATCAACATAGGCGGCGAACGCATCAACGACCTTAGCATGTTTACCAAATCGCATATCGCAATACTCAAATACAACGCTGGCAAAAGGGCATATCTGCCATATTACGAAAGGCTATATCGGGTTACACTTGCACACATGAAAGTTAAGACCTAACTTTGCCATATGCCCAAAGTCGGTGAACATCTTTTGCAATTGGCCTGTGTGCGCTTTTTCAGGCAGTACTACCCTGACCTGTATCGAAACCTATGGCACACGAACGGCAGGGCAATCAACGCATCAAACGGGGCCGTGCTGAAAGGCATGGGTGTAGTCGCTGGGGTGTCCGACCTTTTGTTTTTCTACAAAGGCACGTTACACGGCATCGAACTGAAGATGGGCAACGGCCGGCAAAGTGATGAACAAAAAGAATTTGAAAAGATGCTAAAGGCTAACGGGGGGCGGTACTACATCGTGCGTACCCTTGACAGCTTCGCAAATTTAATTAACGAAATTGTGAAAAATGGTTAAGAACACGTTTATTGAAATAGTATCGCCGTTCACAATGACCAGCGTTGAACGAATGGGTGCTTTGTATGATTCCCTTGAGTACATAAGGGCAAACAACATTCAGGGCGATTTCGTAGAATGTGGCGTTTGGAAAGGTGGCAACATTTTGGGAATCATGGAATACCTTGCATTTCACAAAATGACCGACCGAAAGGTATTTTTGTACGATACCTTTAAGGGCATGACACCGCCTGAAGATATTGACAAAGACCTAAACGGCAGAAAGGCAGAAAGCATACTTGAAGACGTTATGTGCATTTCCCCAATTGATGAGGTTAGGGAAACGATAAGCCGTTCAAGTTTTCCAATGGCAAACGTAATTTTTGTTCAGGGCGATGTTTGCGTTACCCTTAATGGTGCAAAGTACATACACGAAAGCAACTTGGCATTACTTCGGCTTGATACGGATTGGTATGCGTCAACCAAAAAAGAAATGGAGGTACTTTACCCTAAATTGAACTTTGGCGGAGTTTTGATTGTTGATGACTACGGGCATTGGAAAGGTTCAAAAACTGCGGTTGATGAATACTTTGAAGGGCAAGGCATATCGCCAAAAATTGAACAAATTGACTATACTGGAATCAAAATCATAAAAAATGGTTAAACTTGTAAAAATCGGTTCGGTCAAGGGAAATAGCCGTAACCCAAGATTTATACGGGATGAGAAATTTAAAAAGCTGGTGGCGTCGCTTGTGGAGTTTCCTGAGATGGCTCATCTTCGTCCTTTAGTGGTCGATGAAAACATGACCGTACTTGGCGGCAATATGCGGCTAAAGGCGATGCAAGAACTGAAATGGAAGGAGGTTCCCATTGTAGTTGCCGAAGGTTTGACAGACGCACAAAAAGATGAATTTGTTATCAAAGACAATGTGGGGTTTGGCGATTGGAACTGGGAGCAGTTGGCCAACGAATGGGATGCTGAAGAACTGACAAGGTGGGGCTTGGAGATACCGGGATTTGATGCTGAACTGCCCAACGATGAAGATGAAGAACAGGACGCTAACAGCCTGATAGTCGAGGCCGATATGATAACCTTGGAAGACCTTTTCGATGAACTGAAAGGGCGAGGGTTTAATGTTTCAATGAAGTAACATGGCAAACAACAAAACCGACATTAGAAAAAAACTGCTACTGGAGGCCCTTGAAAAGTCGCTTGGCATCGTTACAACCGCTTGCAAGGCGGCAGGCATTTCAAGGGATGCACACTACGAATGGTTGAAGAACGATGAAGAATACAAGCGGCAAGTAAACGAAATAAGCGAAATTCAACTTGACTTTGTCGAAAACAAGCTAATTGACCGCATTAACAAGGGGGACACTACCGCCATAATCTTCTACCTGAACAGCAAAGGCAAAGCAAGGGGGTATAACAGGCAGCACGAAGAAAAGCGGGAGAACGTCAAATGGCCAAGCAACTTCACCTTCAACATCGTGAAAAACGATGAAGAAGTATAATTTAAACCCGAAGCAGCATCAAACACTAACCGCCAGCGAAACCGAACGGCTGTATGCTTATGTGGGAGGGATTCGGTCAGGCAAGACCATAACGGGGGCGCATTGGGCATTGCACAACATTATTCATCAGCCCGAAATTAAAGGGGGCATCTTCAGCAACACGGTTAGCCAGCTGAACACGGCAACCCTATCCGAATTCATTGGCGTACTTGAAGCATACGGGCTTTACAAGGGCGAACACTATGTGGCCAACAAAGACCCTGAACGCTACTTTGGTTATAAGTCAAAGTTCGAAAAGCACAACGGCGTTTGGTCATTTATGAACGGGGCACAGGTAATCACGTTCAGCATCGAAACCATGATACGGGGTATTGAATTGGGCTGGTGCTGGGGTGATGAGGTGCAAGACGCTGCCATTGATAGCCTGAATATCGTCATGGGCCGTATGTCGGGGGCGAAGTTTCCCCGAACGCTTTGGACAATGACCCCACCAATGGACAACCCCGACATCGATGAACTGATATGGGGCGAGAAGCAGATTGCACATACCATCGGCACAACCTACGACAATAGGGCGAACCTGCCTGAAGGATATATCGAACAGTTAGAAAAGACATACGACAGCCTGACCTTTAAACGTGAGGTGCTGGCCAATCGGGTTACCATGTCTGGCCTGAATTGGCTGTATTCGTTTGACAGGCAAAAGCACGTGGGCAGCAAGGCCACATACGATACCAGCATGCCCGTTTACGTTAGCATTGACTTCAACAACAACCCGTTTACAGCTATCTTGGCACATCGGGGCAGACACCAAGACGGCAAGCAATTCATTCACTACTTCGATGAAATAACGCTGACGGCAGACCATATTCAGGGCAAGACGTTCATTGAAGCTATGGTCGAAGAAATATTTAGGCGAACCCCAGCGCAAGTGCAGAACAGGTTGTACTTTGTAACGGGGGATGCCAGCGGCCGCCAGCAGTCGGTCATTGCCAAGGTCGGACAAAATATGTGGTCGGAGATTGTGGATAGGATGCGAATCAGCACGAACAACCTACTTGTGCCGCGGTCGAACCCGCCCCATCAAGAATCAAGGCGGTTGTGCAATAGCATCTTCAGTAACTACGATGAAATACTGATTAACCCAAAGTGCAAGGTGCTGATAAGGGATTGCGAATTTGTTAAGGCGTTACCTGACGGCGGCGTTGATAAAGGCAGCAGGGCGAAGGTTGATAAACGTGCCGATGCCTTGGACTGCTTAAGGTACGACCTTCACGCCAACAACAAGCAGTTTATTTTCAGGTAGTAGCCCAGTCGGGGGTCGAACCCGAATCGCCCAAGAAAAAATCGGGGTGTTACCAGTTACACTACCGGGCTGTTTTCAAAACTAATAAAAACCTTTCACTTTCAAATCGATTGCATAAATTAGTGTTATGCAAGACCACGTTAACCAATTACTTGAAGTAAACGACCTATGGCCCGGCGATATTGTCTTCGCTAAGATTGACCCCGAAAGCCCAGCCATTGTAGTTACCATTTGCTATGACGGCAGCGATAAGCTGAAGTACGGCGTTAAGCACGTTGACGGGGTGGATAGCTACTACCGCTACGAACTTTTAAGCGAAGTTGAAGCCGAAATCAAACGCATCACGGGTAAATGACTACCAAGGACTACATCGCAAAGCTGAACAAGGCTGAACGGGCAATCAACGGCAAGCGGTTTGTGGGTTTGTCTACAAGTGTTGGGAAAACACAATTTAAGCGCATATTTCAAGATGGGCTTGATGCTAATGGAGCACCTATTAAACCTGAGTATTCAACAAAGCCTATATATATTGGCCCGATGCAAACCCCTACCGCTGATGATGCTGGGTTTTACAAGGGCGGTTACAAGGCTTTCAAAAGCAAATTAGACCGTGGCAAGATGGTATTGTTTCGTTTGTTTAACCAAATGTATCTTGAATCAATTGTCAACCCCGAACTAAAAGTTAGCGACACAGGGTTTGTTATAGCGACAGGCATGACCTACAACGCTGGCAACCCGAAGGCTAAAGTTGATGCGCTTTTAGACAAATATGGCGATGCTTTCAAGTTTTCGGATGCCGAACGCAAAGAATTCACCGACAGGGCCGAACAAATTGTTGTAGATTTGTTCAAATGATTTCAGACATTCTATCGTACTTGAACGCCCGGCTGCCCAATATTTCGGCAGTTGCACGGCCGTTATGCCAGCTTGTTGAAGAAACAGGCAAAGACGGCAACCTGCGTACTTTCCCAGTTGTGTATGACGGCAAAGGCAACCTTGACTACATTACACGATTCGACTGGCGGACGGGTATGTCTTTTTGGTTGAAGAACGGGGCTGAGGATATTGAACTGCTGGATCGGGTTCGTGCCAACAAAGAACGGGTGCAAATCACCATACCATTAAAGTTTCATTGGATTGGTACCCGAAGCACATGGCAGAACGATACGCAGTATTTAGAACAATACATTTTGCTGGCCCTGCAAAAGGCTATCACGGTGGACAATATCCCAAGCCTACGGGCAACGCTTGGCCTTGACCGCATCAAAACGGTAGTCACCAATCGGGAGTATGGTGCTGAAACGCTGGACGGGGTGTTTGACAATATCGACCTTCGGTTGCCGCTGGATATGGCCGCTGCTATGCTGGAGGTGGATTTGACCATTACTGGCGATTTGAACTGCATTGTAGGTGCATCTTGTCCCGGCATTGCCGACCTTCTACTGCTTGAAAGCGGTGATTTTATACTAACAGAAACAAACGACTTTATCGAAATCTAATGGCGAATCAAAAGGTAACACAACTAACCGCTGCGACTACCAGCAACGATGCAG